CATGCGCGTGTCTCTCTGCTTCACGTTGATTATTGTAGGACGCTGCAACCGCCTGTTTAACAGGGTAGCCCGAATGGATCATCTCGGCTATGTTCTTTTGCCTAGCATCATCAGAACTAGATTTAATTAACGGCATAATTTTAACTCCTATTCTTTGGGAGGTGGCACGGGTTTTTCCAATTCTTTAACTTTCTTATGTAATTGTTCAAGGTCTTTTTCAGCCATCACCAGCCTAGTTCGTAGCTGCAATGATATAGCACGGCTATCAGCAAGTTCACATTTATGGGCATCCAATTGTGCAAGCAATGCTTGAGCAGCTCTACTATGCTGATCGATTTGAGTTTTCAATTGTTCATTATCTTTTTTAACCGAATTCAATTCTGCATTGTCTAAAGTTTCTTTCATTATCAACCTTTCCTTTCTATATTTATGAAATTCTTATAGCTGTTAGATTACCACATCCATTAGAAGTACCAGAAGTAGTAGTAGCCCTACAAGATAAATAAATTATTGTGGCAGTATTAATATTAAGTGTGAATGAGGGTACATTCAAACCTAATGCACTTCCACTAGCTACATATCCTTGAGCAGCAGCTAACATAGAACCATCTGGTTCAGTGATAGATACTGTATTTATCCAAGCTATACCTACATTTGATGTTGCTGCAACACTCCAAGTAAAATATATATTTCCTGTAATAAACCAATTACCAGGACTTAAATTTAATGAGGTAATATCAGTAATAACAAGATTTGGTAAATCAATAGGAGCAGAATTAGGAATATTAATAGTTATTACTTCACCTACATTTCCAGAAACAATAGCTGTGCCATCCGTAAACCCTTTAATATTAGTACCGCTTGTTCCTTTTCCACTTAAAAATAAAGGAATATTTGTGTCTAATCCTTCTGCATTAATTCCAGGCGGACTGCCCGTTACATTATTTGATATGTTAAGAAAATTGACGGCACTCGCTTCTGGTGTCATTGATAAAATGAGATTGCCGTTAACATCATATATAGTTTGAAGTCCATATATGCTGTCAAGTCCATGTATGGTTTCAGCACCTACTATATTGGGGATCGTTAAACCTGAAGGTAAAGTTGAACTAATGCTAGGAACGCCTACATTCGATGTGACGAGTATCCCATTAGAAGCCGTAGTCAATCCGCTTACTGTAGTACCATTAGCTAGATACACTGCTAATTCATTTATTAAGCCAGGGTTAATCGTGCCACCACCAGGAACAGTTGCACTTGGATAAGGCAATGCAATGATTCCAGTACCTGCACTATTCTTCACCCACATATAATTAGGTGGAAGAATAGGCAAAATAGTGTCTACTACATTGGTAATCTTCGCAGAATAATTGTAACGTGGCCCGATAAGTTGGTTTACTAATTGCGCTTGCTGATCGACTAGAGTCAGTATGCCAAAATCGTTATTAAGCATACTGGGGGTGAAATTAGTATTGGTATAAAGATTTTCTCTATCAGCAGGGGTTTGTCTAGTGATAGTGATAATATCGCCAATGTTTATAGCACCCGTTGTTAGAGTCACTTGAACATCTTGCTGGCTGCCAACGAATGTGACTGTATAGTCCGCCGGATAGTTTAAAATCTGTGTGACATCATTGGGAGGATTGCCAAGTGGTGTGTAATAAACTACGACATCAGAAGGATAGTTTGCCGTCCAATTAGTGCTGAAAATTGTCTGTCCTATGCTAGTAGCGGGAGACTGTGTGTAGGGTAAAATATCACCTATCAAGACATCTGACATAATTTAACCATCCTTAAAATTAACCATTTTCAAGTTGTGCTGCTCTTCTATTTCTTGGTAAATTCCATCCTTCTATCAGTTTATCACTGAAGTAATGGCCATACATAGCACCTGTAATAGGCAGCATGTGTGCTGCGGTCTTAAGGTCTTTTTCATTCCAATCACGAGAAGTAGCCATCCCTAATACGTCAGATATTCGACTAGCTGTAGAACTAACGACATCACTCATGCCAAAAATGCCAGTCTTAGCACGATTTTTAAATTTATCGTTCTTTAAATCGCCTAGCAATTTATCATCAGACATGAAGTTTGCTATTGCTAATACATTATTGAGGGAACTCGTCACCCCGCTATCTTGCCAAGCTTCATAGGCATGTTGTGCGGGTGTCATATCATCTGGGATGGGATCATCACCACGAGCGATTCTACGCATTGGACTGACCATAGCACCTGCACCTAACATCCACATCATCTTAAGCAAAAGTTCGCCGTCAGGATGTTGTAATGCTGGAATGAGATAACGATTAGTAGCTGAATAAGTCCAACCCGTAAAAGTGTGAAAAAACATACCTATTAGGTTATCAGCAAAGAATGGACTATCAGACATTCCTTTCCACACAAGAGTATTTTGAATCCCACGAAACACTGCGTCATTAAATAGATTAGCAGCTTCAAGGTCTTGCCACTGCCAAGATTTTGACATATAGCCACCTAATTTAGTCTGAAACCCACCCGCAGTTTTATAGGCATCTGTCATCTTCTTTGCCCACTCTTTGGGATCAATTCCATACTTTCTTAAATAGAGAGATTCTTTTTCAGATAGCTTTCCATTCTTAACTTGCTTATGGAGAAGTTCCATAAAACGTGATTGAATCACACTGCCATGCGCTCGCTGAAGAGCATTATCTATATAAGGTGATAAATCGGTTAATGCTGAAAAGTGGGCATATTTTTCTATGCCACTTACGATTTTGCCCATATTTAAATAAGGTTGTAATTCAGAATGCCAGTTTTTATCAGCATAGTTGTTTAGCATATCCTGATAACCTAAATTAATATGCGGGGCCATTTCACGTAGAGCTTCAGCATCTTTAGTCTTTAACATACCACCTAAACTTTGCATGAGAGGATAGATACCATCTCTTACGTATGGCCATAAACCATGTTGAAACCCTCCCCAGGCAAGATCGGTTATTTGTGTGGCGGGAAGATTATGTAAATTAGATGCAGCAGTTAAAGCCATCCATGAACGTCTAGCCATCAAGTCAAAGTCGTTTCTTTTATTAATACCCATCATTCTATTTTCAAATAGATTTCTCATAACTTTTTTTATTTTATCAAACTTGACACCTTCTTCTCTTAACAATTTCTTTTGTTTTTCAATCTCTTTAGGATCAGTCAATTTTTCTATTTTATTATTGATGACATCCCGTCTTGATTGATATTCAGTCAAAAGGTTTTCAGCGAGTTCTTCAAAGTTTCCATTGACCGTTACATTCTCAAACGATGTTTTTAAGTGAGTCCGTCTTGAAAGATAGTTAACATAATTGGCAGTCTTGGCAAAAACATCTTTCGTCAGAAAATTATTGTTATAAAGAATTTCATCTGGAATCATCAAAGTTCGTTGTTTTAATGGATTTGAATCAGAATTCCCCATAACTTTTCCAAACACATCAGAGACAATATCTTCAGGTTGCATGTGCATAATTGAATCGTAATAAGCTTTAGCTGCATTGTTGCGGTAAATATCTGAACCATAAACATCTCTAAACTTTAATCTGTCATTCACATCTTTGAATTTAAAGTTTTCAGGATAATAAAGTCTAGGATTAATCTGGCCACTTCTCGCTTTATCATAAAGATTATATTCTTCATCAGCATGTGCCATTTTCAATTCATGGAGTTTAGCTTCTTCCTTTTTGATATTTTCTTCTTGTTCGAGATATTCTTCTGCGTGAGGTTTTGCTTTCTCTGTCGTTTCTTGTTTTTTAGTCGTAGCTAATTTACGAGATTTCTTTTTCTTTAATTCAGATACTATTTGTTGTTGTTCATCAATTTGTTTTTTCAAATTATTAAGCGGTGTTAGAATTCCTTTAAGTGCTTTCGCCTCATCAGCAGAGAGTGCATGAACATTATCTACATGAATATTATATTCAGGATTTCTTCTCAATTCATTTTGCAGATTATCTTTTAATGTTCTTAACTGTTGTTTCATATCTGCTAGTGTCACAATATGTTTCTCATCGACTGCCATTTCTGAAGATGCTAGCGTTTCAACTTGTCCTGGTATTTCATTAATTCCAGCCGTTAAACGTTCTTGATACTTATGACGATTTAATTTACGTGCTACTTCAGTGGTGACATATTCTGTACCAGGATTAAGTTTTGCTTCTCTCTTTCCTAATTCTTCAACGGCTTTGGTGTGAGCAACTTCAAAATCTTTAATTTGAGATTCTAAATCATGTATAGGTTTCATTTTCTGGGTAATGAGTTCGTCTGAATCAGCAAGCCATTTAGAAACAGTTTGCATCCATAAACCTTGGGTTTCTTGTAAGAAGGGTGTGTTATAAACTCTCATCAAATAAGCTTCAGCCGTTCTAGGTGGAAGCCAGTCATCAGGAAGGTTATAAGCTTTTCTATAATCAGCCCAGGTATCATCAATGATCTTACGGTAAAGTGCAGCAGCATCATTGACAGCAGCATGTTCACTGGATGTTTTAGAATATAAAACTTTTTGTATTTCATCCATGAATTCTTCACGTCCTACATAATTAGTAGTCTTAGATTCTTTAGATAGAGTTTCAATCGACTTTTGTTTGATCGCACTCCAAGCATTCTGAATGTTTAGTGTTGGCCGTGCAGTAATGCTATAGCCATTTCTTTCAGCATGTAAGGCATCTGTCTGAACCTTAAGAGCAGTTAATGCAGCCCTTGTTTGTTTTACTTTTAATTCAAAACTCTTAGGTCTAACACCGCCTTTAGCTTCACCTTCAGTCGTGATGAAGTGATCAAACGCTGCATCAGCAAAAGCATTAGCAGCTTTATAGTCAGACGTTTTTAACTGAACTAATGGAGAACCGAAGATATATTTTAACCCAGGGATATTTCCAGATACGGCAGCAAGTGCGACATCACCCACATAAGGAAGTTTAAACAATCCACCCTTATAGAATGCCGAATCAGCATGTTCTTGTGCGCGAGTGACTTTTGCTGCACTTAAGGAACCTGTTGTGTCTACTGCTTCAAATCCTAATAGGTTGCCTTTCTTATCAACTTTATAATTAAAACCGATTCCATCTAACCAATCTCTACCAAATTGTTTTAATTTATTAAACTCAACTAGATTGATTAATGACTTTCCACCACCTATTAGTCCAAAGAATGTGACGCCAAAAGCGGTATCAATGAATGTATCCTTCAGAAATTCAGATAGGTTTCCTTCTACTTTATCCATCTGTACTGCGCCTTCATGGATAGCAGACGCCGCTAAAATGCTAGGTGAACTTTTTAGTACAGCAGATACAAACCCTGTACCGAATTTTGCCTTAGTCGCAATGGATGCTAATGGGATCAAGTTTTCAATACTGCCTAGCGTTAGTCCTATTCCACCTCCCAAAATCTTGGCAAGTGTTGAGCCATTTTCTAGTTCATGTGTTCGTATGGCTTCCTCATTGATACTATCTAATTGATAGTTAAAATCATCAGGACTTTTAGTATTTAATAACTTAGGAATGAACTTAGGGTCTAATATATCACTTAATTTTTCTATTTCTTGTTTAGGCGACCAGCCATCAGGCGGTGGATTATAAAACTTGTCATTCACTTCAGGATAGAGAGATTGGACTTCTAATCCGGCTGGCTTAGTTAATGGTGCATTTGCCCAATGTAATAAATGAGATACGGAAGACATTTCTTTAAATTCATTTAGTGCAGTTTTGACAAAGCCAACCTTTTCTGGCTCTACAGGATAACCAGGATAACCGATACCTTGATCTTCACCTTCTTTAGTGGGAATATCTATAGTGAATGGATTTTGGGGTGTGATCTCAATAGATGTTTCAGTATCCATTACAACCACCCTTTCCCTTTGTTAGCTTTAAAGCTTTTCTCAATAGCTTCTTTATTCGGTTGATAACTTGTGACACCTACATGGGGGGCTACTAAAAACAGATTGCGTTGACCATAAGGAGTTTTGAGAACTACATCCCATTGGTTTCCGGCTCTCCCTACAAGTTCTACTGGATAACGATATTCTTTCATACCGTCTTTCGTACGAATATGGCGCGATACTTCAGCACCACCCTGACTAAATAAGTTTTGCTTTAAAGTTTCATTACCTGTTTTTAATGGTATTATTTCCCAGTAATCATCTGGATAATTTTTCTTTGCTTCAGCGAATGAAGTTGAAAGTTGATTGAGTAAATCCTCTTGAACATAAGGTGTAATGGCATCGCCTTTATATCCTAAATATCTTTCAATCGGACTATCGGTAGTTTGCTTGAAACCATTAACATACGTTTCGCCATAATGTTGATCGACATAATCTTGCGTCATTTTCAAAGCAGCTTGATAGTCACCACGGGTTGCAATGAAGTTTGAATTCAATTGGTTGTAAATATCATTGCCATAAATTGTACCAAAATAAGCACCACCCAGTTTTTCATTGTGCCTTGAATCTAAACCAACTTCTTTAAGTGCAAAGTTAGCTAATGACTTACCAGCACCTAAACCACCCGCACCTTTAGCTGAAAGTAGTAAACTCCAAGAATTATCTAAAGTCTTTTGCATCTTGTCATCGATATTGGATAAGTTATCAGTGATCTGGCGGGCTAAATCAGTGTCAGGCATTGAACCACGTTGTTCTTCAAATAAAGCAGCAATAGCTTTAGCTTTTTGAGGTATGCGATCAAAGACTCGGCCTTGTTCCATACTTCTTAACATCCCAATTTGATTTGTAGCTGAAACGATGTTAGCAGGATTTCCACTTAATAATTTATTTTCAATTGACTTTTCAAATACAGGAACTCGTCCACCTGCCGATGCTGCAATCTGAACTTCTGCTTCATCTACACTAATAGGGTTTCCTTGTTGATCACGTTGCTTTACATAGGCTGTAACCTGTTTGTCAAAACTTCTATCTATAGCTTTTTGAGGTTGTCGAGAGAATGCTCTAGGATCATTCCAAGCAGCTAATGCTTCATTATCATTACCCTGTTCTCTAGTATATTTTTTAACTGCATCTATATAGTGAAGTTGTGCTTTCTCATAAGCATTTGCAGATACGTTATTTTTTAAATCTTGAAGTTGTGATGTTATATTGGGGGCCATTGGATTCATGGCCACACTACTTTGAAATTGAGTTAACCTTAATTGTTCATCTTGTGAGCGCAATGCTTGTTGATGATTAACATAATTCATTAAATTATTTGTGACTGCTAGATAATTTGTATCGCTTAGGTAATCAGGTTTTTTATCTGCAATTGATTTTAAATATTCTTCTCCTTTTCCTTCAGCATGTGCCTTTTCATATTCACGAATCATTTTGCCGCTTAGATAACTTTTATTTGCAGCATCAATATTTGTTTTTGCATCTTCAGGACTAATCAATCGTGCAGCAACCGAAGCGTTGTTTAATTTACGTGTATTTTCAATTGCCGCAAGTGCTGCCTTTTCATTACCATTTAATCCGAATGAATAAGCATGTTGAGCATTCATATCGCTTGCAAAAGCATTGTTATTCTTCTGGTCTTCTCTTTGCTCTCTAAGCATTCTTTTAGTTAATGAAGCCGACTGGTCGAGCATGGCATTACCAAACTGAAACTCCATGTGCGGTTTAACTTCATCTGGCGCATTTTTTAAAATGTTCTTTAAACCATTAGCAATACTCTGATTTGTTTTATCAATCAATTCTGGGGTAATACGATTAGCTTTAGCTGTTATAATATTAGAATCATTAATTAATTTATTAGCTTGTAAACCTAACGTTGCTTGAGCTTGGGTGTTATAACTCTGTTGCATTGTTTTATCAAAGTCAGTAATAGGTATGCCAATATTACCTTTAGGGTTTTTGCCAAGCTCACCGCCAATCCGTTCAGCAAGAGCATTGGATGCACGGGATGCTACTTCTGATCCGATGAATGACATCCAATTAGTGTTTGAAGCATAGTCACTCATGGCTCTTTGAATATCTGGGAAAGGTGTTACTTCAGGTTTTACTCTGCGTTGATACGGCCCTGGCAATGGCTGTCCGGCTGGAATTTCTGAAACATGCTTTGATTGTTCTAAGTCAGCCATTTATTAACCTTATGCTTTTGTAGTTAAACCATATCCAAAATATTTTTTTGTATCACCCCAAGCTTCACTTGCATCTGCAAAACCTTGTTTCCATCCCGACAGACTCGATGGAAACCTATTAAATGTTCTTTGACCAAAACTCTGCCATAGCTTTGAACTATCCGAACTATATTGTAATCGTGACATTACAGATTGGGCGCGCATTTGGTTTTCTCTGCCAAGTAGGTTTAGTCTTCTCACACGTTCATCGGCATTGTAATTAGCGACTGATTCATTCAATAGACTTACAGCACTCCCTCCCGCCGTTGATGTTCCTCTCGCTGCCATAACAGCTATTTGTGAGCCTATTGTTTTACGTAGTTCAATCATTCCTCTAAGGCTTTCTTCTTGCGATTCGGCTTGTGTCTGCTTGAGATTGGCATCAATACCAGCTTGCTGAAGTTTCATACCCAACTTCATCATTTCGTCTTGATTACTGGCTCCTAAGAAGTCAGTTATCATTCCGGCAGCTTGCATAGCTAGTAATATGTAAAACGGCATAATCTTCCCTTTTTAAGTCACAACCGAATAGAAAACGCCTAGCAACTGAATATCGAATGGATCATTATGTTCAATCGTAAAGGTTGGGTTATTAAAGTCATCCCACCCTTTCATTATACTCATTTCAAATATACCTCTAGCAGGAAATGGAGGTTCGCCAATCATGGCCATATCAAACGGTTCCAAAGCGATTGGCACACCATTAATTGTACCACCAATGGTATTGTTGAACATAAATCTTACCCATTCTACACGCTTAGGTTTAGTCAGGGTTGTCTCTTTGGACGATGGGCCACTAGAAATGTTAAGAGGCATAGGTTGCATAATGGTGTTAATCGGAAACCCTATGAAAGCTTGAGACACTTGAACGGGTTGACCGTGAGCCACAAAATTGACAACATTACTTACATTGTCTTCTGCGGATGAATCAAACCCATAACCATCACCGACCATCTTAATATCTTGCCCATTGAATAGAACGCCAGTTGTAATAGTCGATGTTGGCGTTCCAACGTATTGCACGGCGCAGTCTAGGAACACCTCTTTTGTCAACTCTTCTAATGTGAATATGGTTGACAAAGTCCATGCTGCAATGAGATTGTCTGTACCTATGCTAATCCATTGAATAGGATTTATATTGTTAATAGCATCCTCTTGAGTCAGATAAACCATGAGATCATTAGCATCTACACCAACTGCCCAATAATAGTTAGTTGTATTAATTTGTGGAATAGTAGTTGCTAGAGTACCTGTAGTTGAGAATTTTACTAATGTAGGCGAATCTGTTGGAAAGTTACTACTTGTAGCTTGTAGAACATAAGGTGACGTAATACCAGTTAATGCAACAGAAAATCCAGCAGTCGCAATTTCTCTTTGAACGACAAACCAGCATCTGCCATCTGAACTACTGCCAGTTTGTAAGAATGCTGCATGTCCATAAGATTGTTCCATGATAGCCGGAACAAAGCCTGATACCCCTTGCGTCAAAAGAGTTTGAAAAATAGCCATTGAGCCATCGGCGTTAATGATAAAAACGAATCGACTGCCAGCACGGTGTAAGTCTGCAAACGCTGTTTCATCGACTGGGTTACGAATTGTTTGTTCGTTAATGACTGAAACAATGTTAGAGGTATATGCATTGTTTATACCATCCCAGAGCATTTGATGAGCGTCATTACCTGATAGTACTAAGATTTGATTGTCTACAGCTTGTGGTTGCAAGACATCGGCAGGGGTTGAATCTTGTAATTGCAAAGTAAAGTTTGATGGGGTAATCGCTGCAATATCAGATAAAGGGCTTGAATAAATACCTGTGTTGCTATGTACCGTAACACTGCGATAGGGAACGATGAATCGAATGAAGTTCATGTTTGCCGATGTGGGATACCACGAAATAGCATCATCATCATCAGTCGTTAAATCACCAAAGTCAGTATAATCATTAATGGCACTCCCCCAGAAGCCATTAGGCAAACTTGTGGTATTAGCAAATAAAGCTCGATTCTGATAACTAGAAGCCACTTGCGGCCATCCACGTTTATCACTCCATGCAGGTTCTTGTAAAAGCGCAAGACTGCCTTGAATTGCAGTAATCGCATCAAAAGGTTCTTGAATAGATACATTAAATGATGTTGTGCTAGCTACAGATATTATACGTGAAGTGCCACCTCCACCCCTGAATGCACCTCCTACATAAGAAGCGTCTAATAGAGAATATCCTGGTGATACAGTTATAGTTACATTAGCACCTGTAGTTGCACCTGGGGTAAACGTTTGGTCATCATAAGAAACTACCGCACCATTGAAATCATAGGCTGGTAGGTTCTTAAATCTAGCGGGTGCGAATGACCATGTATTTTGTGGTGCTACGGTTGTCGTTCCAGTACCTAGGCTTTGAATAGTTATCACATTTGAAGTGTCTGCCGGATTAATAATGTAGGCTTTGGCTTCTACGGCGGTATTAAATAACACTGCTTCAGTAGGACTACTTGCAACAACAAAGTAAGTCACACCGACTGTTATCTGTGGTGTCGTCTGCATGACCGTGCCACCCGTAACAGCAAATTTGACTGGCATCACAACACCAGCAGTAAAAGTCGCTATGGTCGTTGAAAATGTGTTAGTCGTAAAAGCGGTGATATCAACTGCCGCATTCGGCCCACGAGTTAAATCTGTTGGTACGAAACCTACACCAGCCGTTCTAAATATTGGGCCTAAAACTGTCGTTGACATATTAAACACGTTTAAAGGTGTTAATGAGGTTGAAGTAGTGGCAACTAATAACCCTTCAAGGTAGATATAAATATTTAGTGGTGTAAAAAGTAATTGGTAAACGCATTCATTGAGATATTGGAAAGTGTTGAAGTAAATTTGATTGAAGAGTGTAAAACCAGTTAAAGTCGATTGGTAAAGGGTACCGAAGCGTTTTCCGGCAGCACCCGTTGGATAGGTCAAAACATTCTGTGCGGTCTTTAAGCCGTTGTTATATTCATTGACGGTGACACGCCCATACATAAGAGGGCTGAGTTCACCTTTAGAGAAAATATCCTGTGACCATAATGTATATGGCATTTCATAATCCCTAACCTATCTGTGGCCCAATGATTCCCGTAATATTTCGCTTGGTTAGCATTGGAATATTGTAATCAACCCACTGTGGTCTATTTTGTGCATCCGCAGCAGCAGCAATAGCCCATTGTGTATTTTTCTTCTGTTCAAGTGCTTGGAAATAATCTGGCTTTTGAGCATTCGACAATGATAAGAATGTTGCAATCTCATAAATAAAATAATTTACAAAAGTCGCTGGCAATTGCGATATATCAGGTAAATAAGCATATTCCATGTATATCGGTGATTGCGTTCCCCAGTTACACCAGATTTGATTGTTACTGTAGATTTCGTATACATAGTTTTGTGGAATAATGCGTATGTTTTTAAGATAACCTGCGGGCAATAAATAAATTTGCTGAAAGTTAGTCTGTGGGGGTGGCACTTCAGTTGATAGAGTGAGTTGCTGAATCTGAATCGAGAAGCGCCAGTTTCCAGTTCCTAATACACTAGGCAATAGAATATCGAATGCTTGTTCAGCAGATATCACCATATCATCTGCATTATCTAAAGAAATAATTGGCTTATGGCCAAGCAGCATTACAGCAAGGCTGATAATACTAGTCTTAGAATAAGCCATTCCATTAACCCTCTAATTCACCATTAAGCATTACTTGGAATTATTTTGTACCAAACTTTAGCTGTAAAAGTGCTATCACCAGTCGTAAATGCTCCTGTCACATTAGATAGATATATACCTTCATTTACTGTGTTAGCGAATGGCAATGGCCCTATTGCTCCATTAAATACAAACGATGTACTTGCAGTAGTAAAGAAATCTACTGAAGTTTCTGTATTTGTTGCCGCAAGCCCAGCTCCATTTATTGTTGGACTATATTGTGCAGCAACAAAACCACCCGCAGCATAAGCAACAGTTCCATAGGTCATTTCTAGGACTAACTTATCTACAACAAGAAGCTGATTAGCGCCTGCGGCTGCAACTAATAGTACTGGTGCTGCATACATACCATTGAATTGTGCTGCTGATAGCGAAACTTCAGCATAATTAATCACATTGCTCGCTAATGTTAATGCACTTCCCACAAACGCTAACCCAGTGCCAAGTGTTACTTCTTGGTAATTAGCAACACCGCCTGTTGGATTGCCCAATAAAACATCTCCAACGGATGCTTGCTGCATCTTCGCATAGGTCACTGCGTTGTTGATGATATTAGCAGTACCCACCGTTCCAGAAGCCCCAAAACTTCCTACAGTAACAGAGGTTGGAGAAACAGCAGTGACTAGCAGGATATTACTTGCATCTGAACCTGAGGCGAGAATCCAATCTCCTACACTTAAACTAGCGTACATACTTAGGAAATAGTTTGCTGCGGATACTGTACCAATCGTATCCCCAGGGCTGCCATAGGTAAAAACGTTTGGTGCGTTCTCTACTGTCGGTGAACCGCCAAAAGGCGTTACTGTGATTTGACCTTCATTCATTGATGAAGAGATACACGCCCAGTTGTTTAATGTAAAAGCCATGTTTAAAACTCCTATAAAATTAAAATTAAAACGGTAGTGTTATCGGTGCCATAATTGATATCGGCCCGATAACCACATTTCCTGTACCAAAGTCTCCTCCGCCCGTATTGCCATTCACAAGAACTTGCCCTCCTACAGCCAATCTATCAACTGTAACAAGCCCTACCCCATTAATACTGCTATTAATTACAGGTATTCCTTGACTGGTGCTGCCTGGAAATGCAGTAACAGGAAAATTAGTTTGCGACGTTGTCTGGAAGACAAAAGAAGAAGGAGCAAGTAATGATGCATAAAATGCAGGTATCACATAATTAACGTAAAGCATTCCCGCTGGCCCATAAACAACAGTCGAAGAAAAGGTTTGCTGAATAGTCGGAATAGTCGCGCCTGTCGTTGAAAACCACTGTCCAAGTGCCATGTAAGATTGAGTTTCTGTAGCATTATTCGAAAGTAAATAACCCACTCCGGCAGTGCCATTAAACCAAAATATCCAATTGTCGCAGGGTGTCATTGTAATCGGTAAGCCAAAAATGTCAACGATTTGAACACCACCAAAATTTCTGACATTCATTTGTTCAAAAATGAAACTAGGCGCCGTTTTAGCCATCATCACTAAATATGGACGGCCTTCCGCCCACGGATTAGTTGATGTTGGATCAGGCATATATAAGTTTGTGCCAGTAGAACCTGAACCAATCAATAAGGTTTGTCCAGACGTATCATCTAAATTAATATCGCCACTAGCTTGAAAAATGTTTACTAGATTGGGATTTAACAACGCCGCCGTTGTTACTTGAGACGGTGTTGCTGCGGTGAGTGTTCCGGCAGTGTTATAAGCCACACCTGTAAAACTTGGGATACTGCCGCCAGTCGCTGATATAGTACTATTAGATATACTAATTCCACTGCCTGCTTGATAACCTCCAACCAAAACCCACTGAGCGCTTGCAGCGTCTCCTGCTAAGATGCATAAATAAAGAGTTTGTCCCGCCACATTCACGGATAGATCGTTGACAAGTCCTGCAACATTTCCATTTGGATTCCCAAAAAAACTATGTATCGTTGGTTCGTTTGCTGGATTAAAATTATATACCCATGTTGATAAGGAACTACCTCCTGCATAAACTAACTCAAGAAAATAAATGCCCGCAGCAAAATTGAAAGTATCACCTAAACCATTTGTTCCTGCGACTGTATCAGATCCATTCGGCATAAATGTATAGCTAAAAGTACTGCCTACAATTCCCTGAATCACTATATATGTCGTGAAATTTTCAGGTAAATTACTGGTATCTGGTAAAATTATACTTGCATTACCGCCATTATTTGACGCATAAATAATAGAATTATTATCATTTAATGTGACCACAATAGAACCACCATTTACTCTTGATGGTCTAGAAATTGGATAACCAATAGCTATAACACCACCGTCGGAACTCGTATAATTAGTGGGATATAAATTATACGATTGACCTGGATATACTAGATTAACTCCCAGGCCAAACGGTACTGTCGAACTCAAACTATTAGTAATTGTCACGGGTAAATAAGTTTGTTGTGTTTCCATCGTGTAATCTGGAGGTGCAACAATAGTGGCTCCGATTCCGGTCGTTGTAAATGTTATCTCCGCAGGCAAATTATTATGTATGGTAAAAGTGCCTGTCGGTTCATCATCTAAATTAATTGGGTAGCTAGGATAACCAACAAATCCCCCGCCACCCCCAGTTGCAGTGATAACAAAATCTGCAATAGTAATTCCAGAGCCAGCAGTGTAAGGAGTGGCTGCGATGGAATACACACCTGTACTTGGATTTGTCACCGTAATGGTGTCATCGGTTGCTTCAACAATGGTTGAACCACCACCACCCGTTGCAGCAATGACATTTCCCGTGATCGTTATTCCAGTACCCGCTTGATAGTTACTAGCGACACTGAAAACATCTGGGCTAGGTTGTGTAACGAGAATCGTATTATTTGTCGGCACTACGATTGTTAAAGGTTCAGTGCCAAGTACGTTTATCACGGTAACTGAAGTAGGTGATGAAGAGGTGACTTGAAAAATGAAACTACCATCAGTTCCATATCCCATTATCCAATCACCAACATTTAAAGAAGCATATTTAGTCAGAAAGTAATTAGCAGTATGGATAACAGAAACTATATCATTAGGACTGCCATACATAAATATATTAGGTGCATTCAGTATGGTGGATGACCCTTCAAATGGTGTGACAATCTGCTGTCCTTGGCTTAAAGAAGCAGATACGCACGTCCAGTTTGCATTAGTAAATGCCATATTCTACCCTCTAACTAAGTCCTATACAGCTTCATCTGCATTGATCTGTAGCACACCTAAATTATCAATGGTGATAGCTCCAGCAGAGAAAATGCCATTAACTAACCAGGAAGTTTCACGAGGTAGATAGTTAATTTCTGTTCTGAAATCATGGCCGATTCCCATACCCGTACTTTGCTTATGCCAGAAAAAAGTCTCTCTGATATTACTAGAAGCAAACGGCAATCCACCCTCTACCATTTCTGGAATGATGATGATATTGACGCCGAGATAATCACGGACAAAACCCTTATCTAATACGCGATTCTGGGTATAGAAGGTTGAAATAAACTGGTCAGCTTGTAATAAACTCTGAAAGTTACTTGCAGAAATTGCCGCAAACCGTTCTGGAAGTGGCACAGCATTATTATCGAAAAACTGAATAGCTTGTGTGTATTTCACATAGGTCAGATTCGTACCGCCATCAACAATGGTCTGGCCTGGGCTGACTGCTAGTGAGTTAATAATGATTTGATCTGAACGTCTGCCTAACGCATTTGCGACAAGCATGGCATTTTCCATCTTGGCATCAAAGTTAACAGTGAGTTCTTGTACTGAATCTACTGCGGTAGGTGCAGTGTACTTTTGTAAGATAGCTGATTGTTGCGTATAACCTGGGTCTTGAATGACTACAGTTTGTAAGTAGCCAGTGGGCACTGCCTGAATCTGGTTTACTTTTCTGAAGGATACAGAGGCGCCTATAACGTCTCTGCGAACTCGCACGGTGTCTCTTAATAAGAACCCAAGCGATTGGTATTCGGCTTTAACTAGAGCATCAAATTCAATTTGTTGTACGGCTGTCAATGAAGTGGACATGGCTTTTAACCCCTAAAATAATTAATCAATGGATTGACAAATCATCTCAGGGCTTGCCATTTTTATAGATTGTCTTGTTTCCAAGGTCTATATAGGAAGTTGTCCTAATTACCTACATTATGCTCCCACTTTATCTACATAGCCAGGGGCAGATTTTGCAGCGAGTTCTAAACGTTTCGTGAGGTCTTTACGATAGTTTTCATCGGTCTTATATTTCTGTAAGTTATTCTGAAGTTCCATCTTAATATCATCAACCGATTGACCACCCGATACATTGCCTTGGTTATTGGGTACTTGCGTAACGTTTGACATCATTTTACCTCTCAGCTCTTCGAGTGCTTTAACTGAATCCGCAGTGTTTAAATTATTCGTTAATGCTTCATAAGATTCTTTAGATAGATTGGCTTTTGCCCAATTATCAAGTATACCGATTCGTTCTCTAGCATTATCACCCAACTTCTTTAATTCTTCTGTGTTATCTGTTCTAAACTCATCAACATACTTGTCTACTGATTCTATCATTTTGTCGATAAATTCTTGAGGTACCCGCTTTTCCTTAGCTGCTACTTGAAGTTCCTGAAACGGTACATAGTCAGGATCTAGGAACCTAGACTTAGTAAAGTCGTAACTTTCAGGTACACTTCCTAGCTTTTTCTCAAGCTCTGCATTACTACGTGCCATATCCGCTACACTCTTAAACTTATCAGGCAACCACGTAGGTCTATCACCAACCCCAGGTAATCCTTCATCAATAAACCATTTCGGTTGATCTTGGTTTTCATCTGTCATGGTGCTTGAACCGCCTTAATACGTTGAGTATGAGTAACAATCGCCATACGGATCATTCTTATGAAATCCTTAAATCCTTCGGCCCAGAGAACATCTATTTGATAGGTTGCAGTCCCAGGTTTAGCTAATGCCGGATAGAGCCAACGGTCTGTTGCTAATTCCAAGAATTTTTTGCCCTGTTCATTTAATCCAAAAAGTTCAAAACAAAGTGTATCTAACTCAATGAGGTTTGGGTCATTTCGTAAGGCATCTATGTTTTTCTTGTATCCGGCAAAGTAATCTTCTTGTTCCAAAAACGGGTTTTTCTGGTCTTGATCCATTGAGTCCTCTTATTGTGCTGTTGCGATAGGTTGTGCGCTTGGGTTTGGGGCTGCTTCTGGCATACTGCCAGCAGGGTTTGCGAGTTCCATTAAACTTTGTTTGTTCTGTATTTGCTGCATGACTTTAGCGACATCGTCTGGCTTATTCAGGAAACGCTCATCAATTTGCAAGAGTTCCGCAAGCATGTATGGCGTTGTCTTCGGATTGATATAAAGTTGAGACGCTTCCGGCCCCATGATTCCTTGCATGACCTGAACGTACTGCACGAACTTCTCAACCTCTGCTCGACCACGAGCAAGAGCCAACGGTGACTTATATCTAAATTTGATAGGCATGCCACCCACTTCTGGATAGGGCAATAAACCCATTGAATTTAGGATAAACGCAAAGCGTTTGACTACAGGCCATAAGAACTCTTGCTGCATACGGCTAAATATAGGGCCGATCTTTTCAGCTAAAGTTGATTGCTTCATAGCCAACTCATAAGCTGTTTGTGGCTGTACACTCTTAGAATCTTGAGGTTGTTCAGCATAAAGTAATTGCTTAATCTGCATTCGCAGATCAGCCATTGTCATTTGTGCAAATTCAGGACTTGCGCTATTAGGTAGGGGAATAAGAGGCACTTGGCCATTACTGCCAATTGGAGAGATAGGTATAATTGTAAATGGTTCGAGTTTAAAGGTGTGTGGATTAAACACAGCATCACTAAATCCCATATAGGGCCTAAAAGTATTAAGATTAGCAGAAGCAAGTTCAACCCTCGCCATTTCATTTAAACTAATTATAGACGGTAAAGCTTCCATTACAGGGCCACGGCCCCAGGTTTCATTATTGACCTTCTTCCAACGCCAGACAATACCAGGCGAAGAATCTAACCATTGTACATACAGTAAATCATTATCAGCCCAGACAGCGTATACATATTTCTGCGGTTGATTAGCAAAGTATGCCGTACCTTCATAAATGTTTCTAATAACAGCATCAGGATCACTTGATAATAACGATGCAAGATTTGGAGTAATAACAATATTCGGCCAACGGGTGTTAAGTTCTGCTATCTTTAAGTTCTGCCAGGTTCTAAACCAGGATTCTACATTGCCATTGACCGCTTCTTCAATAGCTAACTTATCAACGGGAATGCTCGTACACATAAACGGCATTTCATCATTAATTTGATTGATGACAAGTGCGCTAGTGCCTACGGCAAGATCATAGTAACATTCATTAATAGTGACATCGAAATTTGAATCATGAATATAACTGAATAACCTACGCATGTAGGTATCCAGAATCATCTGACCTTCTTCCATCATTTCCAGATTATCTTCTGAAGACGGATCATCAACCATTGCTTCATCAATTTCTAAGAATCCCCATTGTGTTTGTGGGGGTGTCATCGTGTCATGGATTTTGGAGACGAAATTAGTAACAGCTTCTACTGCGGTTGTGTCGTAAACTCGTGTGTTCTGAATCGTTCCTTGAAATTCTTTACCAGGCAAATAGTATCTATTTCTGAAAGGAATACAGTAGAAATATGAAGCTTGTTGTATAGGTATCCATAGGTCAGCAATATACTTAGCAGCATTATAGCGTTTGCGCAGCGTTTCAAGTAGCGAATTCGCGGGCATTGCTACAATCGGCATTCCTTGCGTTGTATCCATTTATTACCCGCCTAGTTTGGTGTCCATATCCCCTGAAGCTGGATTTCCCGCACCTAAGAATCCTTGATTATATTGTGCTCGCTGATTCCTTCTTAACGAACGAATCTGTTTTTCTTCAACTCTTCGCTTTTGAGCATTCGTTTGTTCACGTGCTTCATTAAGTTGTTGTTGCGCTAGGTTGGTTTGTTCTTGATAAGCTTTCATTTGAGCGTTAATCATATCTCTTTGATCTCGCTCTTGCCTTCTTCTTTTACCAGGATCATACATAGTTCCTGTTAAAAAATATTCACCAGCATCTCTAATTTCTGTCCACAAACTCATAAAGTCCTCCTATATCCATATATGAACGTATATAGTCTTTGGTTTAAATTCTTCTGGCTTAATTTCTCTAGTCACATAAACAATATGCCAGGGAATTTTAATCTGTTTTCTTAATTCCTTTATTTGCGAAAGGATTGTCTGCATTCGTATTTGCCGTTACTATCGACAAGTCTGATTTTAGCTCATTTATTTGTTTTTGTAACTCATATACTTGATGCACGTTTAAACCGACATTAACAGCTTCCATAAGCTGTTTGAACTCTGAAGCAGTAAAATCACCCTCTGTAGCTTGTCGCAATATATCAGCGTAATGCTTGGCAGGGGAGGCATCAGGATCAACATTGATTTTGATTCTAGAGTTTTTACTAATACCAAACTTAGTCCATCCCATCATCTTCCAGTGTTCGTATTCATAGTTTAGCGTACCGATCTGGTATTCTTTATCTCTAATCGCTCTACCTTCTTCATACCAAAGTTGTTTGGCAACCATTCGAGTAAAATAAAACAGATTACCGAATAGCTCATGTGTACGCACCCAGTAGTAGAAAGTAGTCTCCGCAATCATAGCTTGTACACAAAATGCACTATGACAGCCATAGTCCTTGTTCATCATAACTTTAATTAGAAGTTTACAATGTTCAGGTTCTTTATATTTTTCGTTAAATTTGTTTTTAAAACGTGTATAAATCTTATTAATATCTAAACCTGTGATGACTGACATCGTGGTTTCATTCCTTAAAGAGATACTTTAATATAGTCTCATGTTAAACATTAATCAATTTCGTGACCTTATAGTAAAGTCTAGCTTGTCTGACTTGTTGTTATATTCTCAAGAAGCAGAAGAGTTAATGGTATTCACGTGCGCAGTTGAATCTAGAGGTGGGACTTACCTTCATCAAGTCAGTGGCCCCGCCTTGGGTATCTATCAAATGGAACCAATGACATATAATGATATATGGCATAATTTCATTCTAATGGATAATAAATTAGCATTACGGCTATGTAATAACTTCGATGTAAACAGAATGCCACCAGAAAGTAGATTGATCTATGACCTTAGATTTGCAACCGCCATGACTAGGATATTCTATTTAAGAGTGCAGGCAGCTTTGCCAGCTTTTAATGATATAAACGCTATTTGGGATTACTATAAGAAATATTACAATACCCCAAAAGGTGCTGCACAGAAAGACGAATCTATTAAAAAGTATCGTGATTTTTTGCAGTCTCTTCGCTAACATCTTTATACATTTTAAGTAAGGTTATTGTGTTAACGTTATTAAAACAAACCCTACATAAGAATCGTGACACACGTTTATACTCTTTTCCATCTTCATCTTTTTTATGTGACCACTCAATCGGTATATAATCATGTGGCCCACGGTTCTTTCCGCATAACTCTATTGTCTCTCTCTTCTTCTTAGCTTCCGCTTCATCTCGCGCAGGATGTAAACTCATAAGATAATTTCTTCCTGTTTCAATTGCTTGACTGAAAACTCTTTATCTACCATTAACCAATCAGTTGCAAGTAAATCTTCAGAACTAGCTGCATACATAAGGCAACTTCCTAACGTTCTAACTTCGATATGAGTAATATTATTGAGTTTATTATGTACAAGATAAACCTTTGCTTTACCTTGCCATTTCTTTCTGGTAACTACTAAACGTAATTTAATAGCTTCTAATGCTTTGACAAAATCCATTCTATCTCTTACCAGAACATGTAATTAAATGTGGTAAGCGTTTAGATTTATCGCATTCAGAATTAACAGATTTAAAAAAGAAACTTAGGTTATGAGTATTATTTCTATACTCTTCGTCTTCTTCTGTTACGTATCCAATGAAACTAGACAGAGAGAGAGCAGACTCAGCAAGTTGTCTTAAGTTCTTAGACGCTATAACCAATTCTAATAGTTCATCGTATTCGTCTGCAATGTGCTTAGTCAATTTCAAGAATCTATCTTTGTTAGTTATGATCTGGGGCATTTAATAATTCCTTTAGATACCTAGCGGTGCAGTATCGGAGATTATACGACACTCCTATCCCTCAATCTACCTACTCCACCGGAAACATGTAGCCTACAGCGCAGACAGCGTTATAGGCGT